TGTTATTACCTCAGTTGCTAATTCAATCAATGCCTGGTTGTATACTGTGTCGCCATTATCGTCTTTTACTAGATACTTAGCGGCATTTGCAAGGACTTCATCTGTCCATGTATTTTTAGAATAGAGTTTTGCCATAATTATTCCCCAAATGCCAAAGCGATCAATCTTGCATTAGTAACATATCTATTAATACCTGATTGATGACATTGAATTTTCACCACTTTGTTTCCAGCTGGCACGCTTGTCTTTGCCCATATATATGGTAGTGCCTCATTGTGAGCTGGATTATCAGATCCATTAAATGGGATACTACTAGGGTCAGCACTCCCATCAATATATCCACGAATGGCAAATGCATAACCTGCACTAGTTGTTACGGGATAACCCGTCACAGTTGCCAACATAAGAATGGTGCACGTGGATGGCAATGATAATGTCACTGACGCTCCTGGGATGTCTTCCCACGTATCTGAGGAAAATAGTTTTTCTGATGTGCTGTTTGCCTGACCAAATGCAAGAATTCCTTTTATGTTTCCCCAATAGGGTGCATTAGCCCCTTGAAGAATAGCTTGTCCAATACTGCCTTTTCCCAATCTTCCTAAAGCAGTAGGAGAAATTGCGTAAAAAATATCTCCAGCCGCTTGGCTATAAGCCAGTGCTTGTCTAGCAGTTTGTGCAGCCAAATTCATCAAATAGTAATAACTGATTCTTTTAGTTTTATCGACATTCAGGGGTTCACTAATATCGTTTATAATGAGCTGATCATTCGTTTCTGGAATAGATGTCATTTGTGGAAGACTTGAAATATTTATAGGTTCACCAGTCATAATTCATGCTCCTTGTCATAAGTTGTGGTCATATTCTCTAAAACTATTCTGTCTAAGTAATTCTGACCCACAGATAGATATCCCAGTTCTAGCACGTCTAGCAGGAGTTTCAACTGGCTCTACATAAATGGGTTCGATCCCGAGGAGGTCTGTTTTTGCTACATAGCCGCCGGATAAATCAATATCCATTTTTTGAGCGGTTCCCAAAATATTTTTCTGATAAATGGTTCCAGTGAGTACAGTATCCCCAATCTCTACATCGGATGGTAACAAAGTAATATTTTTTATATAGCGTTGTCTGTAGTAGTCTCGCATTTGCTCTAATACAATTTGCGCATTATCTGTACTGATCATCGTTGCATCCTCAACCTTTAGAGAGTTTTTGTTAGCATATTTTTGTATGCCAGTTTCTCTAAATATAAAAGACCGTTTACTATCAAGCCAGGGATAGCCTGTTATGGTTACCGTCCCTCCTTCTGTCATTTCAAGATACAGACAGTTTGGTCCGAAAACGTATTCCCCACCTACCTCAATATAATCCCCACTCTCTGTGACAATGTAATCTCCACCTTCTGTTATAAGTAGGGTTGGAATGTATCCAGGTCCGTTCACAACAATGTCATAATAAGGCTTTTCAAAAATGATTTTATGAGAGCCAGCGTCAAGATATTTTTCAAAGATCGTTTCTAATTCTGTTCCTTGTGTATAGTTATGGGAGACGATCTCAATACTGGTTATGAGAGGCTGCAGTTTTATTGATTGGTTCAGATACTTTTCTGAATCTCTAATTTTCCAGTCATATTTGCCAGATGGTAAATTAATTGGTTTGATCAATAATCTATCACTTCCAAATGTTGACGCTGTCGCTCTTGCCGAAAAACATACCTGTTGTAATGCTTGTCTGTAATTACCTGGTGGTATCCATCCACTGATCTCTACGTCTGCTATCGATTCGTCAATCGTAAACAAAACATCAATAGGATTCAGAATATCTGATAAAACATCCTGCAGTGTTGTCGCTGAACTCCAGAATCCACCGTCATAATCCGTGGCATCCATAACACCAATAATATCTATCGCGCGGAACTTAAATTCATATTCGCTGATGTTTTCCCACTCTTCAAGATAAAATTTACCCAGAAACTGATTGCTGCCATCAACATTCTCATATACAAAAACCGGTAGACGCTCTGAGAGTAACTGAAAAGTTTCACCGTCAAACATGGAAAACGAACTATCGTTATTAATTATTTTGAATTCAACAGCATTGATTGGAATTTCTGTGCTGATAAGATTTACTTCTTCTATCAAATTGGCTTCTATGACTTTTTCACCAGAGAATTCCAGCGTTTCATTGCCAATCGTTAACTGTATGATTGGATAGGTTGTGCTCATGCCGCTGGACTCCTAGCAATGAAATTAACGGTCAACCCCTTCCAATAATTCTTTGAATTTTTTATCTTGCGTAATTCATCTCCAACATTAGAGAAATAGGCAGTAAAGGTATAATCCCCTGATTCATCTGGAACAGTAACTATATGGAATTCCTTTACCTCTGTGAGCTTTGCCCACAGCGCAGCATATTCAGCTGTATCTGTTGTAGATCCAAGCTGTAATTTATAGTTAAAATAAACGCCTATCAGTGCCCTATGAAGAACTCCATCAGCAGTTCTCTCGGCAAATTTATCTAAGAAATCAGCTGTTCGCTTTATGCTAATAACGGGAATATCGTATGTTACACCGTCGATGATGATCATATTGTGCTCCTCTTGACGAGGCTATTGCCGATACGTGTATTCTCTTTATCAATGTACGGTTTCAACTCTCTGATCAATGCACCAAGTGATCCACCAAATTTGATTTCAACTTCAGACTGGATATTTCCTATTTCTTCTTGGATAATCTGTCTTATCAATCCCTCAGGCGCCTCTAAATTTCTACCGTTGCGTTGATCACCGAGAATAGCTGCGAATTCGGCATTAGGAGGAATTACGGCGCCGGTTGCAAGGCGCGGGATCTGGGGCGCATTAATGGTTGGAATATTTGTCCAACCCGGAACAACTGCTCCAAAGGAATTAAGTTTTTCAATAAGTCCATTTATTCCGCTGATTGCACCGGAAAGCATTCTATTTATAAAATCAATAATTCCATTGATAATCCCTTTCATGAAATTCTTGATTCCGTTGAAAATGGTTTCCCATTTATCTTTCACCCAATCCAAAGCAATACCAAATATTCTTTTTAATGGTTCTCCGATGTTGGTGGAAAACCATGTGCTGGCAATACCCCAAATCTCCTTAATTTTTCCCCAGGCATTTTTAGCAAATCCAGATATTGCATCCCAAGCGATAGTAAATGAATAAACAATTGGATCAATTATGGTTTCTTTAAACCATGTGCTTACAATACCCCATACCCATTTAATGACTGCCCAGGCATTTTTTGCCAAAATTGCAATAAAATCAAACACCGGGGTCCAAAACTGCACCAATGGATCAATAACATTAGTTTTGAACCATGTACTTACATTTTGCCATGCAGTAACGATCCATTCCTTTGCTCCGGCTCCCCATTCTTTTATGTTTTCCCAGGCAGTTTTAAACCATGAAACAATCGGTATAATTACATTTTCGTTGAACCATGTACTGGCCACAGTCCAAATCTTTGAGATCCAATCCCAAGCATCTTTTGCCCATCCTTTTATATTCTCCCAGGCGGTTTTAAACCATTCTTTTATTTTAGTTACTTTTTCTAGGATGGTTTCATCAATAGGAACTTCTTGCATGATCACGTTTCCACCAGTTCCACCACCACCAGAAGTCTCTTCTTTGTCTTGCTGAAGGACGTTTATTTCATCAAAAGCAGCCAAAGCACCTTTAGCCGCTTTCTCTGCATCTTTTGTATTTTTGGCTAATAAGCCGGCTGAATCTGCTGCATCATCCACACTGCCAGAAACATACTGCATAACAGTTTTTTGACCTGCCAGAGCAGCGATGAACATAGAAACCCAATTGACGGCTTTTACCAACCAATTAATTATTTTCATGATGACGGGAGCAAGCACATTCAGCAGAGAAGCGCCGGCTGCTAACATCGCACCTTTCACCGAATCAAATGCACCCTTTAACTGAACAACCTTATCCCGAAATGCAGATGTTGCGCTAAGGGATTTATAAAGTGTGTTTGTTAATTTTTCTGCAAATTTACCTACAACCGAAATTACAGCAATGAAGGCAGCACCAATCGCCGCAACTGCTAGCCCAACCGAAGCAATACCGAATACTACTTTGGAGATGCTTGAAGAGATGGCTTTCATTACGCCTTTCATGGACATTGATAGCTTTTGGACTCCATTATTGAACCCCTTTGGTTCAATGCTACTGTCAATTCTAATTGTTCCATCATATCCGGTTGCCATTAGACACCTTTGCCTTGTTTCAGAAGTTTCATAAATTCATCTTCAGCTTCTCGCTCTTCTAAAGTACGGTTATCAATCTCAGTCAGGTCAAATATTTCACCTAATTCCCGAGCAGCTGCGCGCTCTTCTTTGGTGGCTTTACCGGTTTTAACTCGCTTTCGTAAACTGACCAGATTCGAGAAAGCGGTTTCGCCCCCCAGGTCCATAAAGAGAGCCATGAATTTCCACCAGTGCATTTCTGCGGTTTCAAGGTCGATGCCATGTGTTTGTTGGAATGCAGCTACAATGAATTGCGCATCGTTCTGAAAGGAATAGATGCGCGGGGAATTTTTCACTTCGTCTTTTCGATCCTCGCCACCATCTAAAAACTTTATTCCTTTTTGTATAGCTTCAGTGATATTCTTTGGTTGTTCAACATAAAGATTTTTTAGTAAAATCGCCTGCTTTTCAATTTGCGCAAGGGTCTGATCTTCAAACGCCATTAGTATTCGCAAGCAGGTGCGAAAATCATAATTGATAGGGTATTCACTCCCATCAACTTCTATTGCGGTTGGCAATTGATCTACTAAAATGTTCATTTCATTACGTTACTCGTGCCTTTCGCGGTATATTTCTTTACTTTTTCGGAGCGCGCTTCATAGACAAATGGCGTGATGCCCTCAAAGAATTGTGCAATCATTTCGAAACTGAGGGCATCCCCAAATACTGTTTGGCTGGTTCCAGTACCAAACAATATATCAATCTTTTCTCGCATGTAAGTGCATACTTCTTTCAGGAATTTCAATCCCGGTTCAAAGTTGGCCGGCAAACCGTTTTCATCAAGCTCGGTTTTGTTCTGGTCTAGTTTTTTAGAACGCTGCTGGAACTCAACCTGTTTTTGCTCAAATTCGCGGTAAATTTCATAAAACCGTTCCGCAAAAAGAATATCGGACGGGTTGAACTCAATGACACGTTGAGGGTTATCATTAATCGTGATCCGCTTAATGCCGGTAATCTTTATGGAGTCCATAATCAACCTTTCAGAATGGGCCCCTAAATAAATAGGGGCTTTTAATTAACTTCCTGGCGTAAATTCTCTGGTGGTTGGGTTAAAAGTGCCCTTAACCGGATCGCCAATGAAATTAATGGTGAAATTGATCTTCGCGCTCGCGCCACCTTCCCCACCGAATTCATCGATCTGGATCGATACATTTTGCTTCTCGGCAGGATATTCATTCAGGGTTGGCGTTTCATAGAGCCAGACATTTACGATGTCTGTCTTTGCAGCATCCAGAACAGCGCGATTCTGCCTAATCCCATCAACATAATCAAAAACTTCATCGCCAGCTATGGCAGTTGCTTCAACCGGCATAGTTGGCCGATAAGATTCGACTTCGGTAACGCCACTATCCTGATGGATATAGGTTTCCTCGGTTGTTTGAGGGTTGTAATTGATCGATGCACTCGTCACACCATCGCCAAGCAACGCATAATCGGCAGTTCCGGTTGCTGAAATATTAAGGAATGTCTTGAATTCACTTCGTTTGATTTTCATTTTTTACTCCTGTGTATATGTAAGCCGGCATTGAATCTGATATATACCGGTTTGTGAATCTCCTTGCTGGTACAAATATGCCCAGCCGGTTGCTTCTATCTTTTCTGCGTTTTGCCCAGCTTCTAATTCTGGTAGATCTCCATTTTCCGTCTGACTTTCCAGCCAGTCCGCAAATGCCTCATAAAATCCTTGTGTTTCCAGCCGTTCTAGTTCATCAGCCGTGCTCTCCATTGATTGAAACGCAAAGGGGTATTCGCGCAGGCTTGAATCATCGATATAACTTTCCACAATGCGCCCGCCCGCCAGCGGGATGATGGTATATTCCGTAGGATCCGCGCCGAGATAATCCACCCATACCGGCGCATTGATTTTCAATCCGCTGTATGTGGCGATATAGGTCTTGAGCGCGCTGATTATGCTCATGATCCGCTCCCTGCAATTCTGCGAGCATTAGCTATCACTGCCCTTCCATGTATTTCCTTAAATCTGGCAAACCAATAGGGTCCACGCAATGGACCAGTTTGACTGCCTGGCTTACGGGAACTGTAGTATTGCGCTCTCGCATAAGGAGCAATCCACTGCACAGTACCACTGCCGATTTCAGTTCCCAATATACCGGATTTGATCAACATCCCCGTTCGCAACGGGATATATGGCTCGCACAAGCGGAGGATCTCTGAATCAACAAATTTTTGTGCATTTGAATAACACCGTTGCCATTTCGGTTGAAAATTGGTGTTCCATTCCAGTTTTGCGGCCCCATTTTTGGTTATGAAAACTTTTCCGCGGGGTGTTTTAATAATTGGGGTCATTTTGCTCCGATCTGCCAATGCTGCATACCAACAGATCCATAATCCTGTGCATCGACAGATGTAATGATCAGAACATCGTCATACTTTGCTTTGAGACTAGTTATGGTAAATGAACCTTCAATTTCATCCGTAACGTCGCCTTTGACGATAGCGTCTCCAATTGCGATTGTCCATTTTCCGGTTTTGCTGGTTAGCGCTTGCCATGCAGCCGGCTCAAGATGATTAATGCCAGCTGTAAATGGAACATACACAGAAGCTTGATCAGCTGCCAATAGTCCGGATTTGATCACGTTCGCCGCTTTTCTGTTTTCCCAGAATACAGCAGGAATAACAGTACGTTGATATTTCTCTGTGCGGGTAGTAGCATCGATATATCGGTTATAAATAGTCAATGCTGTATTTGTTTTCATCTATCCAGACTTTCCGGATGATCCGGCTATTCTCCATCCAAAAACCCACGAAACATTAGACCAGTATTCTCAAGGTATAGAGCTGCCGCATCAAAAATTTTTTCCTTCAACGACATGGCCATTTGAGCTTTTTCACTATAATTCACGGAGTAATTCCCGACTCGTTCAGAAGTAACAGCATCAGCACCTCCACTGTCAATATCTTTCTGTAATTCCTCAGCAACAGCACAGGTGGCCATTTTGATCAGATTGATAGTTGTATCATTTTCATCTTCAGCAACAACCGCAGCAGCGCGATTAAAAGTCAGCCGGTCTATTTGCGTAGATGCACGTAATGCCAGGCGCGAAAAATCGGCAGACGCTATGGCCGTTCCGAGAAACGATGTACTGTAAAAAACATAATCCGCGTATACGGCCATAGCTCAAATCCTTATTTCTTGGGTTTATCAGAGGATATCTCATCTGGCGGAACAGCTTTCGGCTCTTCACTCTCTCCATCTTCGATGGCATACCCGTGGCTCTCAAACCACGAAATCAGGTAGGGATCATTGGTTTCTCCGCTTCCGTTTACGAAAGTAACAGAAGCAGATATTCCGCTAAATTGATTGTTCGGACTGTAGATTTTAGTCATTTACGCACCTTCCTACGCAATCTTGATTTTGCGCAGCACACCGGCGGACTTGGTCGCTTTAATAGCTACGGCAGCAACCATTTCCACCTCACCTGTCTTCACTGCTCCAGGTCTATTCATATCTGGCAAATAGATGCTGATTAAAGCGGATCCACTTGGAGATACAGCATGAACACCATCAAGGGCAATGCGGGCGGCAAAAATACTTGTTTCTCCGACAGCAATTGGGATAATCGGGTCGGCAGTTCCGGGTTTGTCACCCAGGCTCATCACTAGCGATGTTCCCCATTGGACAACTTCATCGCCATAGTTCTGTTTGCTTGCTAGGTTGATTCCAGCCCGATCCATGACTGACTGGAAGATAGAGAACATATCCGAATTCATCATATACAAGGTTGGCGCTCCATCGAGCTTGGCGCGCATTCGGCGCAGAGTGTCGAGGAACAGCTTCCAGTTCGTGTCGATCAATGCGGAGGTGGATAGATCAATTGCGACTGCTGGGATAATCTCAGTAGTTGATCCAGTAATGGCTTTATCGATCCCGTCAAAACTGGTGACATCGACAGCGGAGTCACCGTTAATAACCCAATCGGTGAACAGAGCGCGAGTGGCTTTAATTTTTTGTTGAAGTTGGAATTGAATATGATCTACGACCTGGGTTTCATCATTGATGATTACCCGGTCGAGTTGGAAAGAACCACCAAAGACCTTGAGGTTTACTCCAACCTGGGTAGTCTTGGTTTCCTGGGGTACAAATTCTGAGTTGATTGCACGTCCAGCAGCGGTCGGCTGCGTGGTAATGCGGTTATAGTTATAGGTCAGGGTTGAGCCGCCCTGGGGCTTGATAGTGTTATCGAACACCATCGAATCCATGAGCGCAGACTGGCGAAATTCATCGATAATGAAATTCGTCAACTTGTCCTGAGATAACGCCTTAGCTTCAGCGAGTGTAATAGACATAGTTTAATACTCCTAACTTTGAACTTTTAGTTTTTCCCGGATGGCATCGGCGAATGTTCCGCCATCACCGTTTCCGAGCCGATTATCTGCCCCAAGCACAATCTTGGGGAGTTTGGTGTCACTTTCGAACAGGTAATCTTTCTCGGTTTTGAGAGTATCAAGTTGCTCTTTCAGGCCTAAAATGCTTTCGTCATCGTTCAGCTTGAGCGCATCCATTTTCAGGTGAGCTTTGACTGAGACGACATCTTTGACTTTCGCATCTGCCAGGGCTTTATCAAGCGCATTGTTAAACTTCAACTGCAAGACCTGTTTTTTTGTTTCTGCTTCAGCGGCTTCTGCTTTGGTCTTCCATTCTTCTGCGCTCTTTTTAACGCCTTCGATGTCCATACTTTTGAAACTCTCGATTTGCTTATTGGCTTCCGTAAGCTGTGTTTTCAGCCCTTCCGCTTCTTTCTGCGCTGTTTCCAAGTCAGTCTTGTGTTTCTCGATATCCTTACCATGCAAGACAATGATCTCGTCCAGCACATCGGCTTTTAGGCCGGCTTTTTCCAGCGCATCAGCAGTCAAACCAAGTTTTTCTAAATCTTTCTTATTCATTACCTACTCTCCGTTTCATGTTCATGTCTACACTTTTTACGTGGTCGTGTTCACGCAACACCTGCCTTTTTACGTTTGCAGTTAACGAAAAAGCGCTTCCAAATAATAATCACTTAGAAGCGCTTGGCTTGCTTGTGTCTATGGTGAACCAGTTTTTACACCGATCACATTTTTTATGTACGATTCCATTTGCCTCGCATAATAATTTACCACATTTCGGGCAACGGATTTCGTACAAAGTTATTATAGCAGAATTTTTAACTGGTTTCAACTTTATATACATTTTGTAAAATTGAACTCTCTATTGAAATTGGTCTCGAAAGATGTATAATAGACATATAGGTTCTGAGGTGGGAAGGCACTTCCCACGCCCCTAAGAAATTGGGGAGAGATGGCAAGTCGTGCAATGCCGTACGGGACCCGAGCTGGTGCAAGGCCAGCTTTTTTATTTGACTTTTATCCATCTATCTTTCAACTCCCCGTTTTTCCAGAAAAGAAAATCATTGCGAGTTCTAAACATCGTCCATAATTGAGCGGGGTTTTGGGTTCCATTGTGAAAGCTAACGACGACATTCAAATATTGGTAATCGTCTTGGTTCAACGGAAGAATATGGCTAATAGTGTAAATAGTCTTCCGAATGACCCGGGGGTCTGCGTCGCGATAGAGTGGATTTTTGATTGCCTCCAACACTAATTCTTGATGGCTTAGAATCCAGTCAAGATCTTCTGGATGATTAAATTGGATGTGGTTTTTTTGTTTTGGGGTTAGAACAATTCTATTAGCTTTTAATTGCTCATTCTCATACTGAGCCGATAAATCAATCGGTTTATTGGAAATAGTATCAGTTTTGGGAGATGAGATAGAAAATAGCTTCCCATGTATCTTTCAACTCCCCGTTTTTCCAGAGGTGATTTTAGAATTAATCGAAACGATCCTTTCCCTCTCTCGTTGTCTTTGCAAGCCAGTTTGCTTAACAAAATCCCGCATTTTCGCTTGCCATTCTTTTACCTTTGCAAGTTCTGCTGTATTGTCCAATCCGGCAGCTTCCAATGCACCGGCTTCCCTTTTCCATCTGCGGATACCACGTTCGATTTCCCGCTGCTTTTGAGTGGCTTCATAGAAGCTCATTTCTTTGCCGTTGTAAGTAACCGGTTCGCCTTTATACACTTCCAAATCTTGATAAGCTGGTTCAGAAATGCCCTCAAAAAAAGGAAAATGTGAATGCCTACAATTTACACCATAAAGACCAGTAACCGTGCCGTATCCAGTAACCTCATAAAAATTCGGGTATTTTGGATGTTTACCACTTCTGGAAAAGACCTTTCCCTGCCACATCTCGTGGTTTTCCGGTACATCACCTTTATTGCGTGCTCCGATATGCGCTGATGTCTGCACCAGATCACAATCCATATCATCCGCCCTGGTTTCCGTCAATTTTCCGGCTGTTTGATTCACGCCGGTTAGAACAGTCCTCCTAACGGCCACATCTAGTTGATCATGCCGGCCACTAGCGAAGTCAATTACTGATAATCCTTTGGATGCAATATCTTTCACCGCGTTTCGGATGGCTGAGTTATAGTCAAATGCACCGGTAGCTATCTGCATGTATGCTAGATCTGCTGCATCAATAAATGCGCTTTGACCGGTCAGGGCGGTTGTATTTGTTAGATTCCGTAAAATTCCATTGGTCTTCTCCAGTCCAATCTTCATTACATCCACCATTGCCGGAGATTGATTCAATGGCAATGGTTTTAATCCAGCTTTACGATATATCTGATCATCAAACTGAATGGCTTTGACACCGGCGTTTTTAAATATTCTTTTTAATTCACTTTCTGATTTTCCAGTTATTTCCGAGAGTTTTTTCAAGATTTCTTTATACAGCATTGCAGATTCATTCAATCGTTGAACCTGCCAAGCCGCAGAAGCATAATTCATATTTGCTAATCTACGAGCAATATCATTAATTACAGATATTTGGTATTGCTCATAAATTTCTATAAGCGAAAAGGGTAATTCATCCAGATATTCAGCATTAAGCAATTATGCCTCTTCAAAAATATTTATCTGCCCCGCTTTCGCTTCAGCGATCTTCTGTTTGGCAGTCTCTTCATCTTCGCCAAAATTCCTCATGCGAAATTCAACCGGAGACATGATACCTGATTGGACTAAGCGCAAATCCTGCTGGAATTGAGCGTCCTTATCGACAATGACCGAGTCATCAAAATCGTAAGTGGCAGTATATTTACCTTTCGGTGCCAGCTTTGAGAGCGTTGCCCAGGTATCCATCGCGTAGAGCAGATCATCCATCGCCTTCTGAACTGCCTTTTGCGTGTCAACCACAGTGGCATAAGACCTCTGTCTGCTGGTCTTGATCTCGGTCGCAGTTTTATCCACAGTCTGCGGATCGCTTAAAGTGCCATAAGCCAAACCGCAGGCGAATTCAATCCGTTTCAGAATAGCATCCAGGCCGCGGAGAATGTTCTCCTCGCGCAGAGTCGGCGTCCATTCCTTGAACAAGTCATCCGCCTGTCCGCCCATGTCTAAAGAACGATACAGACGTTTGTTTGGCAAAATTGGTTTGCCATCTTTGTCTTTGCCAAACGCTAGCGCATCTGCATATAGCGCCCGCTGGCCGCTCTCGAATTCCCACAACAGGTGAGACCACTGAATATCAGCGTCTTTGATCAGATCCACCGCGCGCGCGTAGCAAGAAACACCCAGTGGAGAAATTGGATCAATATTATTTGCCAGGGGATAGCGGAAATAAGCAAACAAAGGCTTCTTTATGCCCGTGATAGTTGCGATCGGCTCAAGCTCTGCCCAATCCTCAACAACTGACAAATCTACCTGGCTTCCTAGCATGTCTTTCACCTTGCTGCGGAAAGCCTTGTTTTTAACGATGTAGCCGGCATCTGTCATGTTATGATGCTCAAGCCTGGTATAGTAGGTATCTCCAACCATGCGCTGATCAACGAACACAGAAGCAGTTATGTTTCCATTAGAGTCAAAAGAGATGGGGAAAAATTGGTTGGCCTGGATGAAATCGACATTGATATTCTCACCATTCACATACGGCTTGAATACCAAACCTCCCTTTGCAGCTCCATATTCGATGGCATCCCGCAGCTTATCAGCCACCTTTGCAAACTGTAATGCCAAATATTCGGCACGCGGAGAACCTTCGATTGTTATTTTCAATTCCAACGTTACTAACTTTGATATTTCAGACGCAATAGCAGCCGAAAGGTTTAGTGAGACAATATCCTTACTCAACCAGGGCGCCTTGTTCTCATACATCTGCGACCAGAGTTCTAGCGCAGTAATCATCGGCTCGCTGATCGCAACATCCTGTCCAATAGCCTGTTTTACAGTAGATTTTCCAATCATTTTATTTATTACCTCTTTTATCCAGCTGATAAATCTTTGGAACATTATTGACCGCGCCTCCGCCAGATCAGATTAGTTGCATATCTGGTCGCATCAATTGAATGGTTATTCACATTCGGATAGTCGCTGATATAGTTACCATCTTTGTCTATTTCATGCTCATAATTCAAGAATTCTTCGCCGGCATAAGGCGCGCGTTCCGGATCAATCACAATGGCTTTCAGGGATTGCATCCATTTGATCGAATATTTAACGGATTCCGGCCCTTTCTCTGCCCCTCTGGCAGAGGCACCATACTCACGGAAGTCCGCAATTGACTTCGGCTCGGCAGAGTCGCAGATCAACGTATCTTCCGGCGTCAGGCCATATTCAACCAAAGCGGTGTACAGTTCGCGGTTGCCGGTCTTCCACTTACGCACCTCGCCGAAAATATATAACGTCAGCCTGGCAGCGTCATAATGACAGCGGATGTAATCGGCGGGATCCGGGAAGTATCCCCAATCAAGGCCGTGCAAAACATGGTCGAATTGCGCAATTTCCTCGTCGGCAATCTTCCTGATCTGGACATTCTCAAATACCAGACCACCCACACCATTGGAAACGCCCAAATATTCATGATCATATGCCCCAGGGTTTATTTCCTTCAGAAATTCTGCTTCATCAATGAAGGTCCTGCCCAGCCATTCAACCGGTACACTGCGGTAATCTGATTCATGCACATATCGATTTTCTTTGGGTATTTCCAGATCCTTATTAACCCAGTTGTTTCGGCTTCGAGGAGGGTTGAATGACTTAAAAATATAAGCCTTGTCACCGCCACGAATGGCTGATTGGACAATGGACCGCACTGCTTCTGCACCCTTGAACTGGTCAAGCTCTTCAAACCAAAGAATGTTAATATACCCAAAACGCGGCTTGATGGATTTGATTTTCAGCGGATCATCGCCACCCCGGAAATAAATTTTTTGACCGGTCGGGATATACGTAATCTCTAAAGGATTGGTTGTGCAGCGGAATTTATCCGCAAGCCCCAGGTAGTTAATTGCCCACTGGAGCTGCGAAAAGACCGAATCGCGCAGTGTGTCTTTGACCTGGCGGGTGACCAGCGCGTGCCACTCGGAATTATTGATAATCAGCTCAATAATGATTTCGGACGTAAAGCTGGATTTTGTGGAACCGCGCCCACCCTTGAAAATGTACTCGACATGGTTATGCGTTCCTATATCCCGATAGACATCGTAAAAACTGGGAGCAATAGCGTTGGCAGGAAGATAAAAAGAGAATGGTTCAACATCACCCTGCCGTGTGTTATCCGGTTTTTCTAAAAACAATTGATGATGTTTACCCATCAACTCCAGCGCCTTCATGCGATCATGCAGTTCGACTTTCATTCCATAAGCAGTAGGAACAATTGATTTGATCAGGTGCAGTTTTCCTCGTTCCTGTGCGCGCTTGAAGTTGAATGACAAGCGTCCAACAGCATCAATATCCATTAAATCTTCAATTGACGCTCGCCCGATTTCTCCAATGGCTTGAATGACCTCATCTGCAGACATGGCAATTTCATCTATCCTGCGCTGGATTTCAGCAGCGATTTCAGGTTTCTTAAGGTTTTCTCCACCTATTGAACCTGCTGACCGCTCGGAATAACCTGCTTTCAATGCTGCTTCAGTGGCATTCCAGCACTGGAGATAATACTCTACAAACAAACGCTGCTTTTTAGTAAAGCCCATTATCCAAGTTGCCCTGCCTGTGTCGCTTTCAATTCGCTCTGTATTAACTGAGAGGCATGTTTCAGTGCACTCAGTTCGGCTTTAATTTCTGCGTATCTACCACTTACCTGTACAAATTCCTCTCTCAAATCCAATTCTCGTTGGGCTATGATCAGTAGCATATTCTGCTTCTGGCCATAATCCATGTCAATGAGCTCTTGTTTTGATAAATGGAATGGTTTTGTTTCAGTCATTGAGAAATTTCACAGGATCCCAAAATCTTATTGAGATCATACCGGTTCCGTATAAATACTTCCCGCTGATACATAGCCCTCAAATCCATCCCGCTCCACATGCCAGTAATCGATATCGCCATGTATTTTTCCAGGTTCAACCAGTTTTAGCACTTCACCAGTTCCAACAGCCAGAGCCGCGCCTTCGTACTGCTCAGGTCGATTGCGGAAAAAAAGCCATCCAAAATCGGGTTTGCCACATTTCAGGATACGAACATAGTCTGGCGGTTTAACCGGATCAACAATCTCGCCATTTCCAAGCCATTCCATAAAGTCATGTGCATTACCATTAAATAGATTCAGATCTACTCCTTTACTCTCCATCCCATAAAGTGGCCCATCCCCAACCCATGTGTATTGCCAGAATTTCCACGGAACGCCCTTTCGCTTCCACGGTTCTGGAACAACTGGTTGCATGGATAAGATTTTTTCCGGGACCCCAATTACTGGACTATCTAAGGATTTAATCGGGTATGAAATCCATAACGGATAATCTAACGCCCATATCGCATTTTCCGAGGCTTTCAGCTGTGACCAGTGAGCGTTGTTTATATACAGAATAGGCGTTCTACCAGTCAACTCTTTAATTCTTTCCAGGAATGTCTTGATGAATGACAGTCCAATCGTTCCAGTACCATCCTCAAAATCAAGGATTGGAGGTAGTTCACCTGGATCATTTTTTATGGCACTGTATAGTTTTTCAGCCTGCTGTTTTGCGGTCCCATAATTCTTATCTGCAAAATGATATGCACCACGCTTGAGCCCTGCTTGCTTTGCATTTTCCCAATTTACAAAAAAATCAGGATCATACAAGAGACCCTGACTTGCTTTTATGAAAGTAAACGTGGATCCCTGCTGAACAGATTTCGTAAAATCTGGTCGTTGAGGCGTGGTATCTTTATCCTGCCATTTGGACATATCTGGTCCATATACGTAATTACTCATATCAATCTCCATATCTATACGCAATATTGTTTTTAAGGCTGGCACCGACGAGGAGGGCACCGAATGCCAGCCTAAGAGAGGAGAAAAGGGATCGTATATTATTTAGTAGTTTTAGGACTGATAGAATAGGTGGATTGATTCGCGATCATGGCAAAGATAAAAGCCTTTACAACTTCCACCCACCCATCTGTGGCACTGCAAATACCGGCTACGTTTGGGGCGATTTTAATCAATATCCCACTACAATCCAGCGCATACATGCCACCGGCAACCAATGCCAACATTCCCAGCATGATCAACCGTTTTGCATCGCCAGAAAGAGCTTCGTACCGCTTATTCAGCCCTGGCAAGTACGAAAAAAGCAACGACAGTATTACGCCTGCTACTCCTGATAATAGTTCTGCATTCATTAGATTTACTCCTTTTCAATTTCAAGTTAAACAAAAAGCCCGGAACGCTTAGCAATTAAGCGTCCCGGGTTCTTCTCCCTGTCGGACATACTATTATATAGATTATATCATCTAATAACGCTCTCCTTTCTTCTCAATTGGATATTGCGATTCGGCAGAATCGCGGATTCTGAACACCTGCCCTTCTCGGATATCAATAACGATCTCTCCATAACCCGATTCAGAGCGAATCCGCTGGAGTGCTCGCATAATCCGTTCAAGATGCTCTTTCCCAAATATGTCTTGAATATCAGCAGTTGCCATTCTTCACCGCATCATTTTTTGTTTTAGAAAAAACGGCACTTTGAATGTCTGACACTGCTCTTTCAAAAAGAAAACCCAGTTTTCATGCATCGGTCTTACACCTGATCCTGATTCACAGCCGCAAATTACCCAGTCAAGGCATGGCAAATACTTAGTAATATCGATCTCTTGCAACATCGGCTCAATGCTCACAAAACGAATGGCTGCCTTAGTCTTAAGCAGAATGGGAATGCGCTCATCAGCCATCTCTTGGGTTTCTGCAGTAACTCCCAGCCAGACATGAGGATATCCATTCCCCCAATCCACCGGCAGGCATTGTTTGATTCTTTCTGGTCGCTTTGTAAGAATTTGATATATATGCTGGTTATTCTGCCTGATTATCGCCCAGGCTTCATTGCGCCATGAATCCGCATCCGGATGAAAAAAATCAGACCAGGAGCATATAAATATTTTCGATGGTTCTTTTATCTTCACCGGTTTAGATTTATCGCCCACTTTTCTATCTCCTTTTCCAGTAAAGCTAATGCTTTTCCACTCTCGATCATCGCCCTAGTAAAGTACAGCACCCGCCATCCAGCAGCGACAGCCAGATTGTTCTTCTCGTAATCTCGAGACAATCCAACACCAGATGTATGCCCACTTTGCTTACCATATTTGCCGGCGAATATTCCCCCATTCACTTCATAAAGCAACATGATGTAAGGGTATGCTCCATCCCACCGGAACCGTCGTGATGGGATTGCTCGGTACTCTGTTTCTGGCATCGGCAGTCCAGCCCAGCGGATCTGCTGCAGGAGAGATGCTTCGAGATCACTCTTACTCATGCATCTCCTCCATCAACGATACAAAAAGATCATACGATTCTATTTCCATTGCCTTTAATCCCCCTGGGTGCGGATCATGAACCATGATACCATCCAATCCTACAACACTATGCGAAAGTCCCGATTCAACTTTTACAGTTATCAGATGGTAGCCATGAAAAAAATCACTCGGATTATTTATATTTTTAGCAGGCAAATTCAACGGATAAAGCCCCCGCTCCATACAAAATTCCACATAATAGTCCCACCATCGGTTTTTATACTGTTTCCAAAAATGTGGAACTTCATCAAGGGACATTTCAAAAATCGATGCTGCTGCTGCCTGAAAACAATTTCCATCTGGGTAGCCATAAATAGTTTGAAATACTGGTTTCATGTTAGTTCTCAAATTTAATAATTTAATGACCAATATCAAAGCAATATAACAAATAGAAAAATTATAAATATCACAAATAGTATTATCCAAAACAACATGCTATACCCCCATGCGCCATCATCCATTTCATAAGATGGGATATTCTCGCATGTGTGGAATCCGATTTTCTCAATAAATTTTTTCCATAGCATGGTTATATTCCCTCACTCTTCAGCGCTTCCTTCGCAATTTCCGAAATGCGGGTAACCACATGGCGCATATTGGACGCAGTAACATCGCCAAGACGCAAACCGTTTGCCGCCAGCGCTTCGCCAACTTTCGCAAAATCTGGTTCCGGAAATTGTTCCAATGGATAAGCGTCAGTCCAGGACGCAATCTCCTGTAAAGCGTCCTCTAATTTCTCTAATTTATATTGGCGAGCATCCTCAAAAGTAAGTTTTCCCATATTTCTCCTTATAACATTCTTCGCACAGATTCGGTCATGTCGCGTATTAATTGATTT